GCTCTGAGATCACGCGCATCAGGGTGAGGTCTTTCGAGTAGGCCGACTGGAGCGCAGTGCCATCCCAGTAGGACGCCTCGGAAGAGGTATCGATCGTCAGGTTCATGGACTCACCGAGAATCACATCCGCGAAATCAACGAGGTAGATCTCGGACTCATCATTGCCGCCGCCGAGATCTGCCGGGATATTGGTGGTGTCCATGAACGGGAATCCGAAGAATTTTCCGGTGTCCATCTCCTCTTTGAAAACGAAGTTGGAGTTGGTATCACGCAGACTCTTGAGGTAGAGCGTGGTGCGCGGGTTCCACAGCCAGCCGACGTTGATCATCCGAACGTGGGCGTTGCGGAGCAGGAGCATCGCGTTGCCGACATCCTCGGTGATATTCGCGATGTTGACGGTGCCGTTAGCATCGAACTTGTTCGCGGACGGAGTGAAGTGAGCCAACCCCTTCGGGGTATTCTCGGTTCCGTCGCCCCGGATGAATGCGATGTCCTCACGGGTAGCCATCGATGCAATGAGGTCATTACGAATCATCGAGTCTGCGCCGTAGGTCTCGTGGCGGAGGAAGTCGTTACTGATCGGCACGACTGCCGCCAGCTTCTTCCAGGCCAGGTTGACCATGCCGGTCGTTCCCTCGGTCTTGACGATGTTCTGCGTCTCACCGATATAGGTCGCAGTCGCACCACCAGTGATCTTCGGGATCTGCAGTGAGCCGGTCGGCATCGGTACGGTAGTCGGACCCATCGCCCGGAACACCGCCCGCTCTTGGAGCAGCTCGATGATCTCAGTTGACTCCTGAGTCGGAACGAGAACGCCACCACCGGAGTCCTCCGATGATTGGAGGATCTTCGTCATCGGATCGTCAGCGCCCCAGTTCTTGCTCGCCCATTTCGCGGCTCGCTCGGGGTCCGCTTTGCCAGCTGCCATCGCCCGCAGGAACCGAGCCATGCCCAGACCCTTATCGGCAGTGGGAGTGGCAACCGGCGGGGGTGCTAGCTGGCTCATGGCCTTCACCATGTCGTCGAAGGTAGCCGCTGCGGGAGTCGGCTCACGATCCTTCAACACCTGAGCAACGATTTCGGCTGCGATCGCAGCCACCGCTTCTTTCGTCATTTCCATGATCTGCTCCTTTCTATTCCGGCAACTTGCCGGTTTTCGAGGTGAGTACGGATTCCACCGCGCCCGCCACGATCTCTTTCACATCGGCCTCTGAGAGTTCGTCGTCGCCCTCGGGCGGATCTTTCTCCTTGCCTGACTCAGCCAGCTTCTCAGCTACCGAGTCCGCCACTTTCGTAGCGATCTCCTCTGGCAGCTTGTCTACTGACTTGTTCAGTTCACGTACGACATCAGAGAGGGCTTGAATTGCTTCTGACAATTCCATATCAGCCTCCAGTTTTAATTTGATTTTCAGATCTCCGACCTTCGATGTTCCGGTCGGAGGATCGGCCTCGGTCTGGCTGCCGGGTTCGTCGGTATCGAGCGCCACGCCTTTCCCAGTGCTGGTGTCCGTCAGACTCACAACGACATGGGAGAGAGCAGAGTGGATATTCTCAACCGCATTCTTCGGTAGCCACAGAGCGACGGACTCCCCATCGGGACCCCCGTCGAGTATTTCTTCAGCCCACTGTTTCATCGGGGCTAGGTCGATGCCGCAAGCACTCGCAGCCTCCAGAGCTTCTGGGTTAGACGGCACCGGTACGATGGAATGCTCGAGCAGCTCCTGCTCGTTGAAGTCGTAGCCCTTGTGATCGTCGTTCCAGAGATAGCTTCGTGGTCGGAATCCTACTGAGGTAGCACGGAGGAATTTACCGCGCACCAGCTGATAGACCATATACCCGAACGGATACATGTCTTGAGGCGTGAAACGATCGACAGCTATGAGCTTGTCGTCCTTCACCTCAACCTCCATCGCCTGCGCTACCGGTAGCCCGCCGTAGTTGTGGCCCCATAGAACGACAGGGTTCTTCTCATAGTTATCGAGATCCCACCCATCCACGTTGATGATGTCATCGTCACGATCCTGTACTCCGGTAGAGATAATGAACGTGATGTCCTTCATCCCCGTCTCCGGGTCAGGTTCCTTCGCGAATGAGATCTCAGCCGTGACGTGCTTAATCAGCCCCGGTACCTCTGGCAGCACTTCCCCTGGCTGGAGCTTCCCGACTCGCTTGACCCATTCCTCGCGGTACAGCAGTTCCGTTGATTCCTTCATCATCTTCCTCCGATCATGTCACACCAAGATCCGTTCGCTACATCGGCAGCGAACGTGGATCTCGGAAGGGATAAACACGGGGCCTGCGTCGGTCTGGTACGGCTGGCTCAATCCTACGATCGAAACTCCCGGTTGCGGAGTAGCCATCGGCCCGCATAGTAGACACAATTTCTCATCGGGCGTCACGATCCATTGCCGCTTCGTCGTCTTGTCCAGCAGCCCTTCGTCAACCGCCTGGTCCCATAGCCGCCGCTGCCCGTGGTTCCCGGCGTCAACCAATTCATTGTCAGCGATCACCTGAGCGCGATACTTGATTTTCGCCTTCGTAAACTTCTCTAGCTCGACCTCGATCTGAGCCTCTGACAGACCCTCCTCGCGCATGATCCGCTCGATCTTCCACCGTTGTTTGATGTCGGCCTCGGTGAGCCCGACCTGCTCTTCGATGAGCTTCGCAACCTCACGGCTCGTCAGCCCATCGTCATATGCCTGGGTGAGTAGCCGGCGCAGTGCGTCATAGGTTTCGTCGCTCACGTCCTTGACCATGCTGCCGCCGAACTCCTCGAGGAATGCGACTGACTCCGGGTTCGTCAGATCGAAGACGAGGTTCTGACCAAGGAACTGTCCAAGCTCAGCGGCTGATTCTTCCCCGACTAGCACGACTGCTTCACGGAGGATCTGACGAGCGATCTCGAGTTCAGTCGGGAGATCTGCCCCGTTGATAATCTGCATCGCAGCATCGAGATCTCCTTTCTCGAAGGCGTCCATCAGGGCGCGATAGTCGATCTGTTTTCCGAACTGCTCCCACGCAGCGATCAGTTCCTTCTGCATCTGACCCGAGAGGTTCAAAGCGAGGCGGGTAGTATCCGGCCCGCCCACCTGTTTGGTGTAGCCCTCCGGCAGAGATAGCTGCATAGGAGGTGGCCCCCCCGGCTCTCGTACAGCCCCTGGCTTCGCGCAGCCGCATGGCAGTGCGGGTGGGTCCACAGGACTCTCTGGCGTTCCTAGCGCCTTCTGAGCACCCCTGGCAGCAAGCAGGTTTACGCTCGGTGATGGCTCTAAGGTCTCGACGACCTTGATATTGAACGGATGTAAGTAGACCTCATCACCCTCATTGACCTCGATCCCTGCTTGTCGCTTCCAGTCTGCGACCTTGAATGCTGGCGGGTTCGCTTTCATCACCGCCAGCTGGTGCTCACGATCCTCTTGGATCGGAGATTCGTAACCGAGGATAAGCCGCTCATCATAGATCGGCAGTAGCTGGTACTGCATGAAGGTCCGCTGCAGCTCTAGTCGCGGCGTCGTTACATACCTCGCCATGAGGTAGTCAGCAGCTTCGATGGTCGCCCGATTACTATTCTCGATGATGCCGAGGATCTCGGGCGGCATCCCGGTACCGTGGATCAGAACATCTCTTTCCCATGCCCGCAGCTTGGTCATATCCAGATCAGAGAATTTCGGGGAGAGCTGAGTGATATCCACCTTCTTTGGTAGAAAGAACGGCTTGTGTGCCCGCCTGAAACTTAGCGTCTGCTGGAGCCATGAAAGCTCCATCCGCTCGGTGTCGCCCTTGCTGAGACCCTCGGCAGTAATAAGGAGATCGGGCCGCGCCGCATTAAGGAACCAATTGCGGGTATAGCTCGCCGCATACTCATCAGTATCGATCTCGTCTCCGAATGCCCGGAGGTGAGCAGAGCCGCGACCGTAGGGGTTAATCGGATCTGGGGTAACGAAACGGAAGATGGCTGGTGCTGGCAGCTTCCCGTCCCATGACGGGGTCTTGATCTCCCAATACGGCTCTTCAACTGTCGGCATTGATCGGACCCAGGTTGATGGGATCAGCCAGAACCGCTCTGGTACCGCTCGCCCGCCTTGCCATTCCGGATCCAGAATCCAGTGAGCTTCACCTGTGAGTTCCAACGAGATCTGCGTCTGGGATCTACCTACCGAGCCGGGGAATAGCGGGTTGGAGGTATTCAGTAACCGGAGGAATGGATGATCGAGAATCGGTACCACTTCGTAGCCGTCCGGTAGGTCGATATTCCCGAGCGAGTAGTCTTTGAAG